GACCTTCGCCCCATTGATGAGTGCTTATGGGCAATGAAATCTCTTTCCGCCACCAGCGGAAACCAACAAGTGACCAGCGCATACAACCAATCTCTTGTCGCCGCATCTCTTTACGTTGATTATATCTTCCTTGATACCGATGAACGTCGCAGAATGGCACAAAACCCCCACGAGTACCTCATCGAGCAACTTCAATTCACCGGTGACGAGTCTGTTGGTTCCTCTTCCAACAAGATCAAGCTCAACTTCAACCACCCCTGTAAAGAACTTGTGTGGGTTGTCCAACCTGACACCAATGTTGATTACTGTGCCGCCTACACCGGTGGTGAATCCCTCTACAACGTGCTTGGTGCCCAACCTTTCAATTACACTGATGCCGTTGATGCCCTCCCCAACGCCCTCCACGCTTTCGGCCCCAGTACAACTGCCACTGCTAACCAAGCCGCCGATACCAAGCCTGCTGATTTCGACGTCAACATGGAACTTGTTGGTGCGCAAGTGTCTGATGCTGCCACATTTGTTCTTGGTGAAGCCGCCCTTGACATGCATTGCTGGGGTGAGAACCCTGTTGTCGTTGCCAAACTTCAACTCAATGGTCAAGACCGTTTCTCTGAACGCGAAGGTACTTACTTCGGTGATGTCCAACCCTTCCAACACCACACACGTGCCCCCGATGCCGGTATCAACGTGTACTCCTTCGCCCTTCGCCCCGAAGAACACCAACCTTCCGGAAGTTGCAATTTCTCCCGCATTGATAACGCAACCCTCCAACTTGTTCTTTCCAACAACACCGTCAAGGGTACAGCCACTGCCAAGGTTCGTGTCTACGCTACCAACTACAATGTGCTTCGCGTGATGAGTGGTATGGGTGGTCTTGCTTACTCTAATTAGATTATTACTAATACAAAGAGTATATCTAGCAAATCAAACTAAATGAACTAATTAATTTATAATTGTTTTACAAATTAATACTATTACACAATGAAAATTGTTGTTACTAAATGACGTTTGTTTCTAACCATCCATCAAAGTACCTTGTTTCTATCACATATTAAAGTGAATAACACATAATATAAATACCAAAAATATTAAAGCAGAAACAAAACTATGTAGATTTAACCCTATTATTTGGTTATGCGCTCCTGAAAATATAGTATAAAATACATCTGTTAGAAATGCTATTCCTATATAAATCATTAATTCATATTTTGTAGAACTCATATTATCCAGATTCATGTAATATAATTTCGCGAAAACGAAGATAAAAAATAATACTGCGATTCCGTCCTTTAAAAAGTCTAATTCTATCATATTTAAATTATGATAATATTATTAATATTTTCATATTACTGATGTAATCGTAAATGTTGTTGATTTTTATCTATCATATTTATATGACTAATATTAAATATGAAATTTCAAAGACAAGAAGAACTACACAGGCAAATACATCATACGAACAATATTTATATAAAACGAATAAATCAATTGAACGTAACACATATAATTTCAGAGACCGTGTAATAAATAATGTATATTTACAAAATACATTTAATGTAAACGACCCTGTGAACGAGTGTGAAAAGATTTACCATCCAAATAATGTACAATTCGCACAAAATGGAGGTGTTAGTTCTAGTGATTATATATATCGCAAAGTTGTGAATACAATGAATGAATTCAATGGAACAACCCCTAATAATTATTCTAAACAAATGCCATCGCTGAATATTTACACACGAAACCCGAAAGTTGTTTGTAACGAAATCAGTACTATATAAAAAATTGATTTGAAAAGATAACTTATAGTATAATTCATTATAAACTATCAAACCTAATAATCCTTTGTGCGATATGTGGAGAACCTCAAAGTCATTCACAGATACAGAATCTAAGCCTACGTCAAGATATAGTGGCAATAATACTCAAAGTATGATTAATGATAAACAACAACTGAATAAACGTGTGTCACGTAACAGCAATCTAAATAATACACATAGAAGACAAACCAATGGTCCTCACATTATTGTAGCAGAAATCAATGACAACCACTTTCCGCCGATGGAAACTCAATATAAGGACAAAATGACAAATAAAATAGTGAATGAACCAATTGAAAACGTCTTTGAAAATAACTCTATGATTGTTTCATTGGATAAAAATACATATAGTATATCATATAGCACTGATGGTAAGAATTTTCATAAATCGCGATGCGATTCTTACTCCACACAATATAAGCAATTATTACATAAAAACGACATTGAAATGTGTTCTGATGCAGTAAACGAGATACTAGACCGAGCATTTTGTAGAGCTGAAGAATATTACAATATGTATGGTTCGGATGATATATTTACAGAAGAAATGTTGAGATACAAACAGTATAATGAGGATTATCCTGACAACATTGATAGGCATAATATGGAAGATGATGTTCTCAGTGATGACGAACTATTTGAGTAACCTATATTTTGGTTGAACATTTATATTAAATTTTAGTATGATGCGTAAAATAATACACTTACCATTTTTTTATATGCGTAAATAAAATATATTCATTATATATATTTAGATGACGCATTCAAAAAGTTTATGCAAAAGAAAAAGTGTGAAAAATCCTAATCGCTGTAAGAAGGTTTCCGGATGCAAAGTAGCTATTGGAACTAAACGCACATTCTGCCGCAAGACCAAAAACACAAGGAAGGGAAAATATGGCCATCCTAAAACGAGAAGGGTTAAAGCACTAAGACGCACCAAAGCCGAAAAGTTACAAGACAAACTAATGGGAAAACGCAGCGACAAAGAAATTCGCGAGTTAAGAAAATTAATGTAATATATTGTGTTTGTAAATACTCCACATCCCCCTAATTATTAACATGTATATATCTAAATAAATATACATATTAAAAATATTTATACTCTTTACGCTACTGTTTAGAGAATATAAAAAATTGATTTGACTGTTTTCATTAAATAGTTATACAATTACAAATAATAAACATAATAATGACTGTTTCATTCTCTCAAACGACGTACCAGCTATCAGCATTTATTTCAGAGATTACGCTCCATCTATTCCTCGAAAGTTTCCAACGTTTGTCAAATCAATGGAAGCTAGTACATCAACGACTACTCATATCTACCATCTTGAATAATTACTTCATGCCCGAGTTGACTCTTCATCCCCTAGAACTCCAAAGAAACCACCAATCATATTCAGTTATCGACGGTCAGCAGCGTATTCACACTATTATGCGTTACGTGAATAATGAATTTTTCGTAATTATCAATGATATGAATGTATATTATAATGATATTCGCATTAGAAACCCTCTAACCCATCGTGTTCTGACTGAATCTGAAAAGATACGATTTGATATGTATACCATTCGTGTTGCGACCATAAATTGTGATACTGAATTAGAGAAAATCGAACAGTTCACTCGTCTTAATCAACATACCGCATTTAAGCAGCACGATAATGCGTGGATGATTCGCGGTACCAATAGACTATTTGGTGCGTTTCAGTCTGTGATTCAAGGATTAGATCCAACCGTTATGATAGCATTCGGTATAACGTCAACATATGACGACATGTTTGAAGAGGAACAGTGTGTGCCATTTGATGAACGCATGAACCGACCGATAGACCCTCGTAGTGACCTCATCAAACTGATTCCCATGCTAATCGCATCTCTCGAAAATAATGTTTCATCGCTGTGTACGAAAGGTATGACAGATTCTAAGAAGAGCGTAATTATGAATAAAGAATACGGCACTGATGATATTCAGCGAGCAATAGTTACACTCACACGAGTTGCTTCCATTTATCAACATATGTCGTACGCACCGGCACATTTTCAAAAGACTCTTCGTTCGTTCACCCATCTCACCTGTTTGATATTCTATGATATTCTACACAATTGGGCTACCGATGTTAATGACTTATGGTGGGCTAAGGCAGTAGAGAGATGTGAACGCGAAGATGGGATACAGTTCTTCAAGGACATAATGGTCGGATATGACTTGAATGTTCCTATGAAAGTGAGTATTGCTCGTGAACGGACCGACCGCATTAAAAATAAACTTGGCGAAAACCCTTTGACTGCTGTCATTTAATATATGGCTCAAAAAGTATTAATTTCAAAAAAAAACTAAAACATTAACTTTGTACTAAAATAACCTTATTCTTAACACCAAATATAAACTTAAATTATTTTTTAATTTGAGACTACTCAATTGTCATATAGAATTTGAACAATTTGTTTTAATTGATTATAACGAATGAATGAATTACATATACAGTATTCAAGGAATACATAATATGTAGACAAATTATTATGGTCAATGTTATTTATTACATCATATTCCCTTTTAATAAGATGATTGGGTTTGTGTCGACATGAAATACCAGATACTTGTGGAATTAATCTATAAGGTG